AGCTCTCATATAATCTGACATCAAAGGTTGATAGTCTACTTTATATCTCTTCATCCTTTGATAAAAGTCTTCTAACAGCTCATATCTAGAAGGATGCAAATAAAATTCTAGTTGGACGGCATGTATTTTGCCTTGTAACACTGTGTAGTGATCTTTACTTGCAGAATAATACGATAAAGTATTATATATAACTCGTAATTCCAGTGGACACACTATCTGCTGTAACTCATCATGGTATACAAAAGACCGTTTTAGAAATGTAATTTCTGAAATATCCTGAAAAGGAGTCTCAATAGGCCGTTTTACTGAATCTGTAAACCCCATACCTACACTTTCAAAAAATTCCTTCATAGTTACTGCATTTAAGACATCTTCGTGTTTGCGTACTACATTCAACTTATCATCTCCATACACATAATCATCTACAGCCTCCCAGTAATCTCGTACGGATGGCTCTTTTACATTTCTATAATACCAAACTGCAGTATACAGTTTGTTAATTATGCTATTCATAATAGCAGTTAAATAACTACCTGAAGGCATGGAATGCGTTGTCAACACTGTGTCTTTCTCAATCACAACTAAAGAATTAGTAAGAGTACCTACTAAAGCATACAACAAATTCACATTTGTTTCATCACTATGCTCTACTAAGTGTTCAGCTAATAACTGTTGTAATTCTGCATTCATACTACCATCCCAGTTTTTGATATCTCCTGCAAACACTTTACCTGTCTGCATTTGTTTATAAATAGAGGGCCAATCTCTTATTGGATTACACCCCACCATTATTTTATTAAATCCTCTATTTTGCATTATATGTTCTACCATCTTCCCAAAATACTTCTTAACCAAAAATTGCTGGGTTATCGTTCCCACTCTGAAACTCCTAGGAACACCTTCTTTCTCAGCATTCCTAATTTCGTCCTTAAGTACTTCTTGCCAAATCAAGTGTTTATAATCGACATCCCCTGCTAAAGCATTCGTATAAATAGAATCTAACTCCTTCTTAAACACTTCCGTAGGGCACTTATTCTCAAAATCAATATAAAATTCTTTCTCTTTTTCCATACAAAATCCATTAGATGACTTCTTATTTAAACCGGCCAGCCAATCGTTTCCAGCTACTACTTCGGTATCGCTTAACACTCCAAATCTTCCCACCATAGAGGCTAAAATTAATTTACAAAATTTCAATTCATTATCTCTTAAACTGACGCATGGAGTAAATGATTTCTTGCTTACTTCTTTCAATGTATTTTTCCCATACTTATTCAAATCTGCTGGATATCTACTTACTGGATATATTCCATATAAGGCTGATTGCACCAAATCTGTAGAATTAGGAGTTCTCGATATTAAACCTGTATTATAAAACTGTAAAACACTGGTATTTTCTTTATCCAAATTAGATATTTCTAGATCTACTTTAACAATTGGTAAACTCTTATCGAAACAATTCTTAATTGTTTGTAAAACTTCACCAGAATATCTACTAGCTACTCCAAAATCTTCCACTGGATTTCCTGCCACATGCATCCCTAAAATTCCTCTCTTAATAGAGAACAATATAGCTCCACAAAGACCTGCTGCTTGTACATCATACTTTATATAATCTTCCTTAGTAGTGTTAACTTGCAGCGCACTTCCAAACCTAAATTTATAATCTACCACGGAACCAAACTGGGCTACATTATCTAGCCTCCTAAATCCATGTCCTGAGATTAAATACAACTGATCCTTTATATCGCTGTCTTTATTCAACCAAGAGGATATACTTTTAAAAGGATTAGGATAATTTTGAGGCAAAACATACACAGCTACATCATATTCTCTATCAATATAGATTCTTGTAATAGGTGTATATTCCAAAATTATATGGTTCAACTGTTTGTTCTTGAATATTTTAATTTTCATATTCTCCTCTGGTGTTAAATGAGATGGAAGCAATAAAGATCTTCCACTTATCAAAACTTGGCATGAAACTTCTTCATCTCCTTTTTTCAAATTACACTCATATACATTTTTCATCAATGACTCTACAGAGTTATGTACTCCTGAAGTGTTCGTGTCAAACTTAGATCCTTGTCCTTCTATACTTGCCGGGGAATCAGATAAATAATAACAAATTATGGCTCCTACTAATAGCAATGCTATTATGAATAGGAATCCTCCTAAATAATTTTGTATCTTGGACCCTAAATTAATAGAATACTCGATCAAATTCATATTATTCCAGTTGTCTGACCATAAAAAGAATTCATCTTTCAACATATTCAATATTAATTCTCCAACTGCATAGCCCATATAACAACCTACTCCGCATTTCAATCCTGACCATATCTTATCACTGAATATAGACACTCCTAAAGTATCAAGAGTATTAATTCCTTGAGATGTCAAATTATCAAACTCGCCTTCATCTGCTGAAAAGTACGAATACTCTTCTTTGGATTTATTACTTAACAGCCCAGTTTCTACTTTATCTAAAACTAGTAACTGTGGTTTTATTTCACCGAATTGATTTTTCATAGACTTCATAAAATTAATTCCTGTATCTATTTTGTTATCTTCATCTTCCCTATAAAAAATATCTCTCATCACTTCTTTGACATACTCAGAATTTTCTGCTCTAATAGCTTCTGGAATGTCATGTGCTTGCTTTATTTTCCTTTTCTTTATCTCGAAAGCTTTTATAATAACTGCCATCCATTTTCGTAAACCTTCTATATCATCTGTATACTCTCTAATCGTATACGAAGTTGGTATTTTACTTGATTTCGTATTCAAAGATAAATAATCTGGAAATCCTTCTTGAAAATGTTTAGTATGCATATTATAATGCTTAAATCTTATGGTTCCTTTAAACATGCCTGACTTTAAACTAAATTCATAAAAATCAAACACAAAGGCTCTTCTCCATAAAGCTTCCATGTTGCTAATTCCATCAGATTTACACAATCCAGACAACTGCATAAAATTATTTGTCGTCGCAATTACTGTAGTACTATTAAAAAACTTAGTATCTTTGAGCTTAGCTTCTGCGCACTCTAAAGGCATCTTAACACTAGAAATCATATTAATCATAGTTCTCCATTGACTAATACCTTTTTGACCTACATCATCCATAAAGAAGATGTCTTCGTTATTATACGAATCATAGAAATCTTTTCCTTCATTAATATCCGGAATAGAATGGCAATATTTGCTACTATCCAAGATACTTAACACTTGGTTTAACATTACAGATTTTCCACATCCTGGGCTTCCTTCAAACACAAACATATTTGGTTCTACTCTGGAAGTCTCTTCATTTGCTCTAACTATTTTCATATGTAGTTCCCACTTTTTAAATAAATCAGCTACTGAACCACACCTCTTAGCCCAATCTTTCAAATCAGGACAGTCAGAGAGTTTCTCATCTAAATCAAAATTCTTTTTTCTCCAACTAAACTCTGAATAGATCCTATTTGACTTAGTCGCTTCGTCCAAGTACTGTTTTGCCAAACTTAATAACCTATGCTTCTCTCCAAAACCTACATAAGAAAATATTCTTAAAATATCGTCTTTATATGATTGGGTTATACTCAATTTGTCACAAACAAAGACCAAAAATGATTCCAACAGTGAAAACAACTTATGAATCAAAGTGAAATCATCCATAATCTTAGTTTGAGACAACAAAGAAATATGTTTTACTACCTCTTTTACCTGGTGAGGCAAGAAAGGTAACACTGAGGCCATTAGAATAGTTTCTATTCCTTGTGCTTGAACTTCAAAATGGTCTATCAAACTATAAATAGATAGACAAATAGACATTAGGGTTTCTAATCTATCTCCACTTGTTGGTTTTGTGAATGACAGAAACTCCAATAATAACTTTGCTATAATAACGCAAAATCGTTTGTTAAATTTATTTCTTATTTGTTCAGAAACGTCGTATGCTTTGTTAGTCAATTCAATTAATTTACTGTGAGCAGCAATAGATGAAGATACCATTTGCACTAAAGTATCTATTAATTGCTTTCCGGGATAACCCTGAGCGTTTAAACACTCTTTCAACTTACTCCTGGGTATGTCTCCTATTACTCTCACTTTATAATCTCTAAATTCAACTACTCGGCCTTTCATGGAAGTGAATCTCTGTCTACTTACGTCTTTCAACTCTCCTGTCCTAACGTACAAGATTTTATAAGCAGCATTTACGAGTACTTTCTCTTCACTTACTCCACTATCAACGAACTGGGTTTTATTTTTAAAAGAATTTTTGATGCTACACTCGTCCATTTGGTATTTTTCCAATAGATTGTCTAGTATATAATCCGAACCACTTCCTTTAGGAGATTCAGGTTTATTTTATAATTAATTCGTGCAATATAATGAACCGTTTTCTCTACCTTTATGATTTCAGGTAGATTACCAGAATCAAAATACTGGAAGACCATATAAAATAAACTACTGAACAAAGACAACGTTTTTACAGGTTGCCTTTCTGGGCTGTCACTAGATCGTATCGGATACTTGTGAAACTTAGTTTGTCTTAGGGATATGTTCTCTCGGAAGAAGCTTTTGACGACTCCTTCCCTAGGCACCAGAGAACTAAAAACAAACTCACACTTATTTCTAAGCGCGTCCTAATATCGGGACTTTTTAAAGTCACACTCCCTTAGAACTAAAGAGAAATCAATCCAATAAGACTAACTTCCCTCTACAGAATTAAACTGCTTAACATATATAATATCTAAAAATAAAACAAAATAATAATGAGAAATTATAATAATATATTCCTGATTTATTCCATTAATCGTTTTCCAATTTACAAGCAACGCTAAGCGTTCTAAACGTATTGTTTGGAAAAATTTTTCTTCAGATTTGGGATCTAAATTGTAGAGCCATAGGATCTACAATTTAGAGCCTCCCTC